CCAAGAGCTTAGAGTCGTCCTCAGGTGTCCGAGGTACACGCCGGCCGATTGGAAGGTGGCAGTGGAGCGTGCCGGGAAGTACTTCGATGAGAACCAGGCCCAGAGAAACTGGCGGCCTAGTCACAAAGTGATGTTCGTCAACGTTTGCGCCGCGTCCATCCTCACTCCGTCCGATTCGGAGATCGAGGCCAAGGAGGCACTGTGCTCTACAGTGCTGTTGGACAGGCGTAACCGTGCCCTTGACGCGCGCATTGTGGTGATGCCGTGGTACCTTCGTCTGTTCGCGCTCCTCACTGGGCGCGACGGGTTCGTCCGCGTGGGGGCGGAGAGCCCAAAAGTTGTGGCCTGAAGAGACAGACTCCCATCGTCGTGCACAGCGTGGTGCCCGACGGTGGTGAGGTCGTCTTGGTCAGGCGAGACGACAGGCGCCAGCGCGATCATGCGCTGGTGAGTGTGAGTGGGTTTCGGGGAAGGAAGGAGTTCGTCTCCTTCGCAGATTGTGCCGTCAACGTGCTCACAGCCTTGCGTGAGCGCGTGTTCTACCACATCGTGCAAGGCGTGGCGAGTGCTCCACACGTGCCGTCGAGAGTGACGGTGCGCAATACCCTTCGGGCATTCCATAGCCGGATGCTTCGTGAGGCGTTCGTTTCCATCCCAGTGCCTGTGCAGGACTACCCTGCTTGTTACTCGGGTTCGAGGCGTCTGCTTTATGAGCGTGCGGCCGTGAAGGTGCTTGAGGGGGGGTGGCGCCGTGGATGGGCCGTGCTTAAGACCTTCATTAAGTATGAGAAAATTGAGGCCGTCCCCGGTAAAAGGCTGGTTCCCCGAGTCATCCAGCCCCGCGCCCCTGAGTTTAACGTCATCGTCGGGCGTTACCTCAGACATTTGGAGCATCCAATCTACCACATAATTGACCGCTTATGTGGGGGCCCGACAGTAATGAAGGGCTACAACGCGTTCGAGGTCGGCAGCCACATGGCTGCGGCGTGGTCGGAGTTCAACGTGCCGGTTGCGATCGGGCTCGATGCGAGCCGTTTCGATCAGCACGTGTCGCGTCCCATCCTGGAGTGGGAGCACAGTGTGTACGCCATGTTTTATCGTGGCGAGGAGCGCAGGGAGCTTATGAGGGCCCTAGAATGCCAGTTGGTGAACACTGGATTCGCCTCTACCCCTGACGGTACCTATAGGTACAGGCGTGAAGGTTGCCGTGCAAGCGGTGACATGAACACTGCACTTGGGAACTGCCTCGTCATGTGCGCCATGGTCCATGCATACATGGAATCCATCAACGTCGCGAAGTGGAGGTTGCTGAACAACGGAGACGATTGCGTTGTGATTGTGGAGGCTGGGAACCTCCCCGCATTTGCGAGCTTGCCAACGTTCTTTGGCCAGCTTGGGTTTGTGATGACGGTCGAGGAGCCTGTGTACGAGCTTGAGCAGGTTGAGTTCTGTCAGACCCACCCGGTCTATGACGGTGAGAAGTGGCGCATGGTCAGGAACGTGCGCACCGCCATATCCAAGGACAGCACCATGTTGCAGGGTTTTAACGATGAGGCCGAGTACTCCCGGTATCGGTATGTGGTAGCCCAGGGTGGGCTTGCACTGTGCAGTGGCATCCCTATGATGCAGCAGTACTACACCACATTTGGTCGGGGGTCTGTTGAGGGGGAGCTCAGAGATAAGCGGATTCTTGAGTCCGGCTTCCTACGTCTCTCTCACGGTCTTGTGGCCAGGCAATCTCCTATCTCCATTGAGGCGCGCGTCAGTTTCTGGAGGGCGTTCGGGTTCACCCCGAGCGAACAAGAGGACTGGGAAGCGCACTTCGCAGCAGTGCCCCCTATGGCAACCACGCAAGTGGAGGGGGCAGCGGACTGGTGGGAACTTTGAACAGTCCCAGCGGCCCGTTGTTTGTGGTTAAAATGCCTACCACAAACACAAATTGGGTCACCATCAGAGCCAACCAAATCCGAGGGGAGCTAACCGAATGCCAAGAGACTGCACGGTTGGGCGCAAGTTGGTGGTGATGTACAGTCCCGGTCGCATGCCCGGTATCCAATACAACATGCAAAGGTCGAAGAAGACGAAGAAGGTGCCTCCCCCTCAGAGGAGGGTTCGGGTTGGTCCGGCCAGGCCACTCGACACTATGTCGGCTACAGTTCAGCGAGTCGTGCCCGCTGCACTGTCTACCCAGTTTGGCGCGAAAACGTCTCGGTCGGTGGTGGTTTCGAGGACGGAGGTGGTGAGGGACATCCTATTTCGCAATGGGGCGTTCCAGCTCTCTCCGACCCTTAATTCTGCTAGCCGGCTGATCCATCCAGGGAATCCAGTTCTCTTTCCCTGGCTGAGCAACCTTGCTCCCTGCTATGAGAAGTATCGCGTTCTCAAGCTACGCTTCAGACTCATCTCTGGAGCCCCATCTACGGCCTCGGGGCTAGTCCATCTTGCGGTGGACACTGACCCGTCGGACGCTGAGCCTGCCTCCGTTGGCGAGCTCATGGGTAACGCTTGTAGTATCGCGGGCTCCGTCTGGCAGGGCGCTGAGTTGGTAGCGGATCCTCGGGCACTCATGTCCGGGATCGATTGGCGGTTTACCGTCGGTCGGGTCGGCAACGAACCCCGCACCACGTACTTGGGCCAGCTTTTCCTTGGCTCCGTCGGGTTCGACTCCGACCGCTACCTCACTCTTGAGGTGGAGTACGTGTTTGAGTTTGCGATCGAGCAAACACCACTCAGTGGCCTTCAGCAGGCAGCTTCCGTAGCGTACAGAGTGCACGCGAGTGGCCAGCCCACTTCGCTGTCGCTCTCTACTGGGCCAATTGGTTCAATCGTGTCAGGCGTCGGGGCCCCCATCCTAACGGGGGGGCCGTCCTGGCAGGATGGTACGGCAGTCGTTGCTTTTGACATTGGATCGCGGGCAGAGGGGACGCTTACGCAGAGGGCTAACACCAGCAAAACTGGGACTACGCCTTCTGCGCTGCTGGCCGGTGCTCTGATTGATTTCGCCTGCTATAACAGCACGGGGTCGTACCTTGGTATGACGTCGGCTGATGAGGTGGGCGAGATTACTACAGGCGCCGCCACGGGTGCGGGACTTTTGACGGAGGGCGGGCTTGCTGAGATGACGCAGAGTGTCATCCTTAGTAAGCTAGTTAACGCGTTCTCCGGGGTTCGGTACCTTGCTCCTCTTGTCAAGCAGACGGTGAGCGGCGATGGTCATACATGGACAGC